GTGAGGCTGTCGCGTTTATCGAGCGCATGATTAAGACAGTAAACAGCCGTCTAGCATCAGACATTACCGACTTCAGCCGTGGCAGGCTTGAAGCAATACTTTTTGACCTTGAAGGCTACGCAAAAGAGACGCTTGCTAGTTATTCTGAAAAGACGGTTGAAGAGGCACTAAAGTTTGCACAGTACGAGATCGGCTTTAACGAAAGGTTGCTAGGGCAGAACATATCAGCCAGCCTGACTTTGCCTGCTCCAAATCAAGTATCTGCTGCGATGTTTTCTAGCGTGATGAATGTAGAGCCAAAGCGCGGATATACGATTGAGCAGGCTCTGAAGGCGTTTGAGGGCAAGAAGTCATCACAGATCGTGGACACAATACGATCAGGCGTAATACTTGGCGACACCAGAGAGCAGATCACTTCAGCACTGGTCAGAATGGGCGACTTGCAAAAGCAGCAGGCGGCAACACTGACCAGGACAATAACAAATCATGTTTCTACTGAAGCACGATCTCTGTTCATGGAAGAAAACGAAGATGTGCTAGAAGGTTACGAGTGGGTAGCAACGCTTGATAGCAGAACTTCGCTGGTATGCTCAAGCCGTGATGGTACTGTTTACCCATTCACTAATGACCCGATCCGCAGCCCAAAGCCTCCGGCGCACTTCTCTTGTCGCTCGACTATTGTCCCAAAGGTTAAAGATGAGTTTGATTTAACAGGCGGCAGAGTAGGCGTGAGGCCAGCTATTGGCGCGGATGGTGTTGAGCAGGTGCGTGGCTCAACTGACTACCAATCGTGGCTCACAAGACAGCCTAAGGCGTTTCAGGTTGAGGTGCTGGGCAAAGATCGTGCAGAACTATTCCGCAAAGGCGATTTAAAGCTGACAAACTTTGTTGACTCGGCAGGGGAAACAATCTCTCTTAATAGGTTGCGCGAGCTTGAGCCATTGGCGTTTCAAAAAGCAGGTGTTGAAGTTAGCATTCCTGCACAGGTCGCAAGGGTCGCGCCAATTGTTGAAAGGCAGGTGTTTGCGTATGAAAACTTTGTGCCTGTCAAAAACTCGGCAGAAGCAGAAAAATTCTTAATTGCAAACAAGATTTCTGAAAAAGCCAGCCTTAGCGGATTTAACATATCAGGGATAAATCAGGTGCTTCCTGCGTTTCAGGAGGCTGTAGAAAGGTTTGGGGTTGCCCCAATCTATGCTATAGGGCCGTCCACACGATTTAATTTGAGAGGTGTCAGGAACGCAAATGCAGCAATATTTAATAGAGCAAAAAATCCTGAAACAGGTTCTTTAGGAGTTTTTCATGCGCCAACAAAATTTGGTAACCCAAAAAACTTAGCGGAGCAGTCATCAGTAAACAAACGAACTCAGCCAAAATATTACCAAGAGGCAAAAAACAAAATTGCTCAATATGGCTCGGCTGGTCAAAAGACAATTTCATCAAACGTTGAGGACAGGTTTAATCAAATGGACCCGTCGTCTTTTGCTTGGAGCATGAGCGCAAATGCGGATGTCTCTAGAATGGCGGCAACAACCGTATTTCACGAGTATGGCCATGTTTTGCATTTAATAAATACTAATTTTAAGCCAAAAATAGATGCTTTTTTGCAGGCAGAAAAACCACTTATTAACGGCTGGGACTTGTTGATTTCAAAATATTCAGGCACAAAACAAGTTGAATATGTAGCTGAAGCATTTGCTCTTTACATGACGCAGCCAGAAAATCAACATTTCAGAATTCATCCAGTGCTTTTAAAAATATTTAAAGATGGGGACAAGAAAAAATGACTGTAGATGAAATTATTATCGCTATTAACAATGCACCGCAAAGCAAAAGAATAGATTTAGCTGAAGAGCTGTTAAAGAAATACAAGGGCGAAGATAAAGCCATTGTAGAGCCGTGGATTTTAGAAATGGCAATTCTAGAGGCTGAATAACTTGAACCGTTGGCATTTCAAAAGGCTGACATTTAACGCGGCAGAGCCGCAACTTGCAAACCAGAGGTAAGCATGGACTTTTTAAAAGATATTGAGATCGCACCAGAGTTAAAGACAACCATTGAGCAGCAGTTTAAATCCTACGTGGAGGAAACCACAAAGGGCTTAAAAGCTAACAATGACGCACTGCTGGCTGAGAAGAAAAAGGCTCAGGAAGCAGCAGAACAAGCATCAGCATTAGCTAAACTCGAAAACGAGGAAAAGCTAAAGGCTAAAAATGACTACAAACAATTGTTTGAGTCGCAGCAACAAGAATCGGCACAACTTAAGCAGCGGCTTGAAGAAATGATGACCAAAGATAAACGGTCAAAGATCAGCACTGAAGCCGCACGAATTGCCGCTGGTTTGACTAAAGACGTAGGCAGGCTTAAAATGTTGGAAAAGGAGCTTGGCCAGAGGCTGACTCTTGTTGATGACCAGATCAGAGTAGCAGACCAAAACGGCCAGCTAACGGTCTCGACTATCAACGATCTCATTGTACAGATCAAAACTGATTACCCGTTTTTAGTAGACGGCAGTCAGGCGACAGGCGGTGGAGCCGCACGTTCATCCGGTGGAGCTGGGTCGGGCGACAAGATTATAACCAGAGCTGACTATGACAGCATGAGACCTATTGAACGGTCTAAATACATGCAGGCAGGCGGCAAGGTTACTGATTAAATCACTCAATTTTCAACACCGGAGTTAAAACGCTATGACTACAAATACGCTAACCAATCTGTTACCTAACCTCTATGCCGACCTTGATGTTGTAAGCCGTGAGCTTACAGGCATGATCGCTGCTGTCACTATTGACGCATCTCTTGCGCGTGGCAAAAAAGATCAGTCGGTATTTATTCCCGTTGCACCAAGCAACACCAGTGCAGACATTACACCTGCCATGAGTGTTCCTGCTGAGGCAGATCAGGTGATTGGCTCTGTTGCGGTAACACTTAGCAAAACCAAAGCCGTGAAGTTTAGCTGGGATGGCGAGGAAGAGCGCGGTCTGAACACTGGACCAGGCATTAGCTCAATATGGCGCGGTCAGTTTGCACAGGCACTGCGTGTACTTGTGAACGAAGTAGAGGCCGATCTTACTGGCTTGCAGTCTAAGTTCTCACGCGCCTACGGCACTGCGGCGACAACGCCTTTCGGCACTGCTGGTGATTTCACCGATGCCTCGCAGGTGCTGCGAATCTTAAAGGATAACGGCGCACCTTTGTCTGACAACCAGCTAATCATTGACACTGCGGCTGGCGCGTCTTTCCTCGGCAAACAGGCTGAGGCAAACCGTCAGGGCACAGACACAATTCTGCGTCAGGGCGTCTTCCAGACTGTAAGCGGCATGGACATACGTGAGTCTGGTCAGGTCGTTACTCAGACTGCTGGCGCAATGGCTTCTGCCACAACCTCTAACGCTGCACTGACTGTTGGTCAAACAGTGCTTCCGTTGGCTGCTGCTGGTACTGGTGTTGTTGCTGCTGGCGACATCATCACGCTTGCTAACGACACCAACCAGTACGTTGTAACCTCTGTCAGCTTTGCTGGCGCAAACCCTGGCGCATCTGACACGATTACGATTGCTGCTCCTGGCCTGCGTAAAGCGCAAAGTTCTGCAACACGTGCCATCACTGTGATCGCAACCAGCGCACGAAACATGGCGTTTAACCGATCAGCTATCGTGCTGGCAACTCGTCTGCCAGAGCGTCCTTCTGCTGGTGACATGGCGATTGACGTTACTACGCTGGTTGATCCGCGCTCCGGTCTGGCGTTTGAAGTAGCGATTTATCCTGGCTACCGCAAAGTGGTCTACGAAGTATCTCTGGCGTGGGGCGTTCAGGTTATCAAGCCTGCTCACACTGCGCTGTTGTTGGGTTAATCGTAAGCAACGAGGGGCGGGAAACCGCCTCTTTTGCTGGGGGATTTTATGGCACTGATAGTCGAGAATGGCACAATCGTAGCAAACGCAGACAGCTATGTTTCAGTCGCCGACTATGAATCATGGGCTGACGCTCGCGGCATCGAGTATGACTCAAGCGTTATCGAGTCGCAGATACTCAGGGCGATGGACTACATTGAGACGCTGCGTTTTATTGGGCAAAAGTCCACTAAGGCGCAGCCGCTTCAATTCCCGCGTGTCGGTGTTGTAGTCGATGGCTACGAGCTGGACTATAACGAGATTCCGCAGCAACTTAAAAAAGCAGTCTTTGAATCTGTGAAAGCAGAGTCAGAAGGATTGTCTCAACTTGCTAACATTGAGCGCAGAACATTACGCGAGAAGGTGGGCGAGATTGAAGTTCAGTATACCGAAAACAGTAACTCACAGACATCTGTAGTTGCTATCAACAAGGCACTCTACAAGCTACTCGCACCAGCATTCTTGGTGTCCAGAGCATGAATCGCCACAATTACAACTCTATGGAATCAGCCGCGACTAGGCTGATTACAAAGTTTGGGGCAGAATATAAGTTTGAGCGTCAGATTGACCGTGATTATGACCCAGAGACTGGCAAGCCTGTCAGTCGGAAATTTGCTTATACTGGTGAAGCCGCCATATCTGAATTTACAAAATCAGAGGTGTCTCAAAATACTGTAGAGCAAGGCGATATAAAACTATTGGCAGAAATTAAAGATTACAAGATAGGCGATCTTGTAAGTGTTGATTGCTTGCAGTTTCGCATAGTGAGCGTTTTGCCAATTCGCAAAAGTCAAAGGGTAGTGGCTGTTTACCTGCACCTGAGAAAGTAATCATGGCGACTATCGGCCAGGCTGTTATAAACATTAACAAGCGAACAGAGAAAATGGTTCGCGGCACTATTATTGGCTGCGCTTCTCGAATTATTAAACGCACTCCCGTTGATGAAGGCACTTTGCGCGGTAACTGGCAACCGTCTATTGATCGGCCAGTGAATACTACTATCAACCGCACAGATAAAGCAGGCCAAGCGGTATCTGCTGACATACGCAGAGAAGGGCAGCGGTTGAACATCGGCGCTGTGTTCTACATGACTAACAACTTACCTTATGCTGCGCGTATTGAGTTTGATGGCTGGTCAAAACAAGCATCAGCAGGAATGATGCGGATTGAAGTGCTAGAGACAGCAGCAGCGATTCGCGCAAACAGGATGAAGGACTGATGGCAACTTACTTTGCAGACATTGAAGCCGCACTAACGATACAGATGAACGCTCTTGCAAGTCGGCCTGCTGTTGCTTTTCCTAACGTAAAGTTTGAGCCAAACGGCAAGAAACCTTATCTGCGAATTAACGTAATACCAGCCGAGACTGTGCAGGCATCACTCGGAGCAACTGGGAAAGATGAGACAAACGGCATCTGTCAGATAACCTGCTTTGTACCGACCGGAACAGGACGATCTGATCTGCCAGATATAATTGCCGATCATTTTAAACGCGGCACAGTTTTAAGTTATAATGGAACCAGCATCAGATTACGCTCGCCCAGTATCGGGCCAGCAATAGCAGACGGGGCGTTTTACTTTGTCCCAGTATCAATCCCGTATCAGACATTTACAGAGGCTAGATAATCATGGCAATTGCAAACGGCGCACAGCACACCATCCACTTTGTTTCTGAGGCTACTTACGGCACAACTCCTGCTGCACCAGCCTTTAAACCTTTCCCGCACACTGGCACGAATTTGGCAATGACCAAAGACGGCCTTGAGTCTGAAAAGCTGCGCGGTGATCGCCAGGTTGAAGACTTCCGTCACGGCAACCAGTCAATCAGCGGTGATGTAACCTCAGAGTTCGAGTACGGCGATCTTGATGACATCTTAGAAGGTGTTCTGTGTGGCACTTGGGCTGGTGACGTATTGAAAGCTGGCGTGACCCGCAGATCGTTTACGCTTGAGCGCAAGTTTGCTGACCTTGCTACGCCAGAGTTTCACCGATACACCGGCTGCGAGTTCAACACCTTTGCAATGTCTGTGAGTCCTAACGCAATCGTCACTGCAACCTTTGGCGTGATTGGTAAAGGTCTTACACTTGCAACGACTGCAATAGCCAGCAGCACATACGGTTCGCCATCAGCGGTTCAGCCTTTCGACAGCTTCACTGGCTCAATTACTGAAGGCGGCTCACCAATTGCTGTTGTCACCAGTATTGAGATGACACTGGAAAACGGTCTTGAGCCTTTGTTTGCAGTAGGCAGCGTGACAACAAATCGTCCATCAATCGGCAAGTCACGACTGACTGGCACGATGACAACCTACTTTGAAAGCAAAACTCTGTACGAGAAATTCATCAACGAAACATCTTCTAGCATCGTGCTGACCTTGGTTGATCTTGCAGGCAACGAGTATGAGTTTGACATGCCAAACGTCAAATACAACTCAGGTCAGCCAGACGTTTCAGGTGAAGGCGCGGTGACTATCAGCATGGACTTTATCGCACTGTACGATGCGACAGATGAAAGCCAGATCGTAATCACACGAACGGACGCTTAATCATCATGGAATTGTCCAATCTGATGACTGCTGATGACCATGCGGCAGGGGCGGA